ACGTACTTCCCCTGAATGGGAAAATATACAAATCAGTAAAAAAGAAAAATTCGCTGATCAAGTTTCACTTCGTATTCGTCCCAGAATTGCTTGGAAAAATCTTTACCCTCAAATCCAAAATCACTGCCAAAAAATATTCGACGGATCCTTCGAAAATATATTCATTGAGGAAACCACAAATTCAACATAATATATTTTCCATTACAACTGCCCCATTTAATTGTAAATATTTTATTTCCATATTTACTTCCTCCATCCCAATTCTAGTAATCGGATACCAAACATAATTCCCATCTATAAATGCAACTGTCCTCTTCGGTTCCTTTATTATCCTCAAACCATTCTTCAACTGTACACTTACAATCCTCCTAATCTTTAAATATAACCTCTGCAATCCCATCGCCTGTTCCCTCGTCAAATGATTCCTTTTCTTACACTCCATACTCTTCTCATATCCATCTATAAATGATTTTACCAAATTCTGCGGTAAATCTTGTATCCATTCAGGCATTCCCTTCACAAAATCCTTTAAAATATTATACCACTGCATATTCTCACACCAAAAATATCCATCCAACCGAATCGGCAATACTATCCCAATCTTTCTCTCTACTTCCCAATCACTAATGGTAAAATAAATCTCAAATTTATCACTATAAGTTTCCAACCATCCATTTCCCATAAAATACCCGATCATGTAAAAATATTCCTCTCTATTTGCCAAAAACCTCGGTATCCTTGAATTACTATTTATTATCATCCCAATAAAATCTTCCTGCCTTATTTCTTCAATCCCCTTCCTCATCATCTCAAGATTCATAATTTGTCCCCTTATTTTAACTCTGTTTCTAACCCATATACTCTCTCCATCCGCAAACAATATCCCATCATGATGAAATTTTGTAAATAATTTATACTGAAAACCTCTATAATTTAACTCTCTTATTCCAATTATTTTTTGATAACTTCCACTCTGTGTTATCAATTGATCTTTTAAAGAAATTTCTTCAACACTTTTATACCCATTTTTTGTTAATATCTTATTACCAAAACAAATTTTCATTCAATTATTTTTATGATAATATAGTGAAAAAGCTTTAATTTGGAAAATTTCAGAATATTTTTTATAAATAATTGTAATGGGAAATCAACCCTCACAGCAAACTAATTTACCAAGAAGACCTCCTAATGCTCAAAGAAGGCCTCCTCCACAAAATCGACCTATTCAACCACAACCTCAAAATCCGATCCCAAAACAAAATCCACAAAGTAATTTAATGAATCAAGTTGCTCAACCAATGGTTTTTGTTCCTCCTCCGACGAAAACTGTTTCAACTATTATGGAACGTCCGCAATCGACAAAGGGGTCGTTGAAGGGAGTTGATATAATGAATATAAATCAGAGGATGGAGGAATTTAAGGAAACGCAGAAAAATGAAGAACAAAGATTCTTAAGAGATTTAGAAAAACAAAAAGAACAATTCTATGAAAAACAAAAATCCAAAGAATCCACCTTCCAAGATGAACTCAAAGATTTTGAACTCAAATATAATCCCTTCCGCATCCTTCACCTCGACTACACCGCCAACGAAGACGATGTCAAAAAAGCTTACAAAAAATTCGCCCTTAAATACCATCCCGATAAACCCGGTGGAAATGCCAAAAAATTTATGATGGTTTCCCAAGCATATGTCTATCTAATGACCAAAATTAAAGAAATGTCCGGCAATAAATCCCACCACGAAATGCAAAAAGAAGCCAAACAATATTTTGAAGAAATGGAACAAAGAAGACAAGAACATAAACAAAACAATAATGAAATCGAAAATGGAGATCGAATGGAACTTGGCGAAAAGAATTTTAATGTCGATAAATTTAACCAAATCTTCGAACAAAATAAAATGCCCTCCCAATGGGACCGTGGATATGGAGGTGAATGGGGAGATGATAGTGACCACGAAGATCAAGTAGTTTTTAATAAAAAATTCTCACTTGATCTATTCAATTCCACATTCGATGACCTTAAGAAAACTAAAATTGAAAAGAAACCGGAAAGAGCCCTCATCGTCATCGACGAACCACAACCTCAACTCCTATCCAACCTTCAATTCGAAGAACTTGGACAAAGCGAAATAAATGATTTTACAAATGAACGTGTTAATATGGGAATGCAATTCACTGATTATAAAGCAGCATATACTAGAAATAATGTTTTGGAATATGATGAGAAATTTAATAGAGGAGATTACAAGAATATAGATCATTTAGTCCGTGAAAGAACAAACACTAATTTTGAATTAACGCAAGAAGATAAAGCAAGACTCCAAAGAAGAGAAATGATGCAAAAACAACAAGAAGAAGAAAGAATACAAAATATGATGGCATTTGATAGAATGGCTGAAGTATACTCCCAAAGAGCAAATCAATACTTTATTAAAAATAAATAATAAAATTGGAATGTGTAATGGTATTTTGTAATATTTTCACAAAATAAATTCTAATATAAATTAATCATTCAAGAATGAAACTTAAAAAAATATTTAATCTATCAGCAGGCGCTGCCTCCGAAATTGCACAAACTGGAATTAATCCCAACAAATTATCAACAGGATTAAAAGTATTTTTAACAATTTTTATAATAATCACCGTAATAACCATTGTAATATTAGCATTTCATAATAGAATAAAGGAATGGTTGAAAAAGAAGAAGGCCGATTTTCCCAATAATCGTTGTAGTGATTCTCTTGTTTTTGCATTTCCAAAAGCATTCGGCCCCCCAGGAATGACATATGCTAAAAATAAGGCTTATTGTGAAGCCGCCATAATTAATGAAACTCACGCAAAAAATATCACTCCAATACTAGAGATAATTGAAGCACAACACAATACAATGCAAGGAGTACTGCATTATGTTCAAAACACTAAAAAATTCTTTTATCATATCCGCACTGGTATCGAAACTGAAGCAAGGGATGTTTATTTAAAATTATATCATACTTACAAAAGATTAGCCTTTGTTTTTAGAGTTTTTCTAAGAATTTTTTATAGAACATTCGCAATATTCCAAGATCTTTTTGAAATCCTTAAATTTTCAATGTGGACATTATCATCATTTTGGAATTCATTTATCGGACATACTTTTAGAGATATTGGTCTTCTTGCGACTTGCTGTTTCGGAGAAGAAACAATTGTTAAAATAAAACGTGACAATAAAAAATTCAATGTTAAATTTAATGATATAAAAATCAATGATATTATCGAAAAAGACATCGTAATTGGTACCTGTAAATTTATCAATAATGAAGAAATGTATAAATTAGATAATATTTTTGTTACCGGTTCTCATTTAGTAAAATTAGAAGATAAATTTATATTTGTAAAAGATCATCCAAAAGCTATTAAAATTGATTACCAAAAAAAATATATTTATTGCTTAATAACCAAATTCTCTAAAATTAAATTAGATGATTATATATTCACTGACTACCAAGAAGATTATACCCTTGATTTATACCTAAAATACATCAAACTTATCAACAAAAATAATCTTCTCAAAAATAATAAATACTTCGGCAACAACCTCGAACGATACAAAAATAATGCCATCAGTCTATATCCAGGATTTTGCAAAGGAAGTTATGTAAAAACTCAAAAAGGAACAATATTTGTTGATGATTTAGAAATTGGTGATTATATTAATGGTAAAAAAGTTATAGGAATAATTAATTATATTATTGATGGAATTGTTTATACTTATAAATATGAAGAAGGAGATGAAAAAGGTTTACTAGTCGGAATACAACTTTTCTTAATTAATGGTGAATATGAAATGGTTGAACAAAACCAAAGATGGGTATTAGGAAAATTAGATTGCATTGGTGTATTAACTGAAGATTCATTGGTAAAAGTTGGAAATATGGAATTTGCGGATTTTCAAATTGTTGGTAAAAACAAAGAAGAAGCCTCCAAATTATTTATAAATAATTTACAATAATTCGCTACAATTTAAAAATATAATTATATTTTTAATAAAAATGAATGAAGATTATAATATTAAATCAGGAGAAAAAAATGCAATTTTATTGAATGGAGGAATAAATAATGAAAAAATTGGAATTCAATTAGTAAGTCCAGGAAGTCAAGTATTTGCAACAGAGAATAATTTTCTATTCTTTTCAGGGGCAAAATCAGAAAAAACATTTCATGTTAAAATGCAGAATAGTGAAAGTGGAATAATTTTGGAAAATAGTGATAAAAATAAATTATCCCTCAGTGGAACAAAGGGAATCATTCTCGAATGCCATAAATTACAAATTAAAACATCAAATCCTTCAAACTTTTATTTTAACGAATTATTGACAGAAGAATACAGAAATGGATATGAACAAATAATTTCAGGAAAAGGAATTACATTCAATTTCAAAGAAGATAAACTAAACTTCGAAATAAATATGAAAGAAGCAAAAGGAAATATTTTCTTCAATAATTTTAAAAATTTTCTTTTAAATGGTGATACAATTTACACAGTTACACATAAAATAATTTTGGAAAATAAAAATTCTAAAATTGAAATTGATAAAAATATATTTTTAAATTTTGATAAAGGTGAATTTAATTTATTAACGCAAAAAACTAAAATTGAGAACTCTGTTGAATTCGAAGTGAAAGTAAAAGAAAATTCTTTTCATATATCCGATTCCATCCTTCTAAAAACCAACCAACATTTTAAATGCTTCTCTCTCATGGGAAATATCGAATTCCATAATCAAAATGGAGAAACCACACTTTTCCACAATAATCGTCCCAATAGTTCATTCATCTTTCAAGGAAATAATATCAATAGTAAATTTAATATTAATGTTCATGAAACATCAATAAATTCTAATAGGATTTATTTTAAATATCAGGATGATTTTTTTGTAAATGGAGAAGGAAAAATATTTTTAGGTGGAAATTTTGTAGATTTTTATTTAAAAGAAAATGAAGATGGGGATTCTTTCAAAGTTAATGGAAATGGAAATTTTATTTTTAATGGAAAGGATTTCATAAATTCATTCCAAAAATTTAATATCAACAAAAATTTCCTCATCTCCAATAATAATCTAAAAATAGACTCCAACGATTTCCTTATTAAATCAAACAAAACCGATCTGAAATCAAACGATATCTCATTCAGTGCAGATAATATTTCAATTAGTGGCAAAAAGATTTTATTTTCTTATGGAAAAGAACAGAAGTTTTTGTTGGAGGATGGGGGAATTGATTATAGAATGAATGGGAGTATATTTTGTGTGAAGGAGGATGAGTTGAAGATAATTAGTGATGGAAAGATGGGAATTACGTTGGTTAGTGAAAAAGGTGGAATAAGATTAGGAGGAGAAATCGATTGGAAATGTTTTGGTAATAAACTTCTTGAAAGTAATTTGGAAAAAAAAGAATTATCCTTCGGAAGTAAAAAATGGGATGCAATTATTAAAGGTCAAGAAATTAATTTCAAATCCAAATTTACCCAAATTGAATCCCAAAAAATAGAAACTCGTGTCGGCATTCTTCTTGAAAATATATGCGCCGAAACTTCCTCTATTAGCTGGATGATCGGAAAAAATTTAGTTCTATTTTCCCCTGAAAAACTCTCCCTCATTAGAGGAGAATTAGAAATGGAACTAAAAGATGATTTCTGCATTTTACTTCAAAATTCCTCTTTTTCTCTCTCCCAAAATCAAATTAATCTCCAATCACCCAACATTAATATCAACCAAAATTTTTCTATTAATTCCCAAAAAATGCATATTTCGCATAATTCGATTGAATTAAATTCTGATAAAAATATCATACTTATTGATGAAAAAATAGAATTGAGTGGTGAGAAGATATTGTTGAAAAATGGAAATAGTGGTATATATTTGGATGGAAATGAGATAATTATGGAGACGGGAGGGGAGGATGAGTTATTTAATATTTATTTAAAATCAGATCGCAATTTAGAAATTAAATGCAGAAATAGCATTGAAATAGATGTTAGAAATTATATTTCTAAAATAAGTGATAATTATTACCAAATAATTAAAGGAGAATTTAACCAGGTATTTTTAGGTAATAATTTCATAAAAGCAAATTTTGATGCATACGAAATTAACGGAGATAATCTAAAATTTGGTGGTATTAATTGGAATAACAAAAAAATAAAAATAGAAGGAGAATTATTTAATGTGAATATTGATGAAATTATTATTGGAAATTTATATGGGAAATATGTGAATAATAATGATGGGATTTTTATGGGATTGGGTAAGAATGATGAGGACCATTTTTTTCGTTTATTAAAGAATAATGGCATCGAATTAGGAACCAAACAAAATATCAATATTGTTTCCAGAGGTGGAACAACAATTTTTTCTCGAAATAAACTATTTTTGGGTAATGATAGCAATAATTTAACAATTTTACCAAATAATATTGAGATAAAAGGATTGGAAGGTATTGGTATAATTGGGAAACAGTTGGTTTTGGGATGGTCACAATTCGGAATGGAGAGGGGAGAAAGGATGGTGATAATTGGAGGTGAAAAAGGTAATATCCAAATTAATGAAGAAATTGGCATCTGGGAAAATAAAAATATTAAAATAAAAGGAGAAAGTATTGAACAATATTGTAAAAATGCGGTTAATCATTATGAAAATTATAAATTGACAAGCGATAATATATGGATTGGAGGGATAAGTTATAGTTTATTTTGTAATGGGGATGGATTGGAGATGAGAGGTAAGAGGATAAGATTAGAGGTGAATGAAGATCGTATATTAGAAATCGGAGATGAATTAAAATATAATTCTGGAGATAGTTTTTGGAAAATTGGAAAAAAAGGTTTTGCAATCAATTCCAAAGATCTCGAATGGGATTTCAAAATCGATATCAAAGGAGAAGCCAATATTTGCCCAAGTCGCAATCTTAAAATGGAATCCACCATCGGTGATATTGAAATGAAAACACAAAGTAGTTTAGTCACAATGGATGGTATTGGAAAAAAAATTATAATAAAATCAGATGGAGATATTATACAAAGGGTATATGGAAAACATGGGATATATGGGGGAGGAATGGAAGTGGAATTGGATAGGGAAGGAAAGATTGTTACAAGGGATTCATTTAGTATAGAGAGTGGAGGGAGAATGTTAATTGAATCAGAATCGGATATGATGATAAAACAGATGGGAACTGGTAAATTGGAGATAGTAAGTTTGGGAAGGGTTGAGATGGATGTGGAGAATGAGATGAAATTTCGTAGTGAAAAGTATGGTGAATTATTGGTGGACAAGAGAGGTATTGAATTGGTTAGTAATTTAAACATGGAATTTATTGGTAATAATACTTTGGGAAGATTTAAGTTGGAACATGCTGGCAATGGGGAGATAAAGATGGGTAAAAATCTGAATATCGAAATTAATGGAAAATTGCAGATATTTTCAGAAGATGGATTTATATTGGGAACAAAGAGAAATGTTGAGATAATTTCAAAAGAGGGAATGAAGATTGAGTCAAATGATATGATGTTAAAATTTGGTGATGCAAGAATCGAAGGAAAGATGCTGGAGATGGAAGTTAAAATACAAAAGTGGCAAGCGATGAATTTTTTAATTCAGCAAAATGGATTTGGTGATTTAAGAATGGAAAGTGAGGGAAAGACTCAAATATATAATAAGTTGGAAGGTCATATTGCGCGTTCATTAGAAATTATTTCGGAAGGGAATAGTCATGAAGATTCAGTATATATTGGATCGAGGATAGGGGGAGTGGTTTTAAAAGGCAATCGTATTTTTTTGGATGGGGAGGTGAAGGTTGAGAGGATAAGACCGGAACATCATTTGGTGGTTATGGGAAATATGGAGGTGGAAGGTATGAAAATTGGGAAGAATTTATATGCAGATGAGAAAGGTTTAAGTTATGTGAATCGGGAGACAATGGAGATGAGGAATATGGACATTAAGTTGGATGGGAATTTAATAATAAATGATTTGAAATTGGATAGGATTGAAAGTAAGAAAAAGATTTTGGAGATAATTGGGGAAATGAAGATTCAAAACAGAATGGAAGTGATGCAGGGTATAATGTTAAAAGGAGGAAGTTTAGGTGAAAGTGGAGGACGCTGCCGCGATTTTTTGAAAATTGAATTGAGTGATGATAATATATGGAATACGGGTGTGAGGATAGATGTTAAAACTTCTGACAAGATTGCGATAGAAATAAATGGTGAAAATGCGATGAGAACAAATGGAAGAGTTGAGGTTGGGGGGATATTTGTTCGAATGGAGGAGTATGGGGAGTTGGAGGAGGTGGAGAATGTTGAAAAATTTGTGGGAGAATTAAATTTTGCTTCAATCATTAATTTCTATAATATTTTTTTCTCCAATTCTTTTATCTTTTTTCCTTGATAATTTATTAACAAAATCATCTTCATCATTGTTTCCATCAAATCCACTTTTTCCA